GGAGCAGGCGCTTTTGACTGCACAGCAACAGGCTTCTTCGCTGGTTCGGCAGTTTCCTGTTCAAACCTAGCCTCCAACTTCCCAATCTCTCGTAAGGCTTTAATAAGTGGCATTCCTGCCACCTTATTTGCGTATTCTGTATTTGATGCAAGTTCGTATAGGATTTGTGGACCTACATCGGACTCTAAAATAGCGTCTCTAATCTCGTTCGGAACTGCAACTTGGCTAGATGCCACTAAATCATCAAAATCAGGCAAGTTTTGCTTAACTTTCTCGACCTTCTCAGCAAATTGAGTTTTAATCTTTTGCTGTTCTTCTTCGATTCTTCGTTTCGCTTCTTGCTGATCACGCTCAAATAAAGCCTTTTCAGCCGACCATTCCGCTAATGCTTTCGCATATTCAAACGGATCGGTAAACTGTTCCGCTCTTGGCTCTTCTCCTACAGGATCAACTTCTTTTGGTGGTGTCGATACTGTTTCAAATTGCCGCAAACGCTCCTCTAGGGCTTCCTTTTCGGCTTGAACTTTGGCAGCTTTATCTTCTGCCTCTTTTCTAGCTTTAGTTAGCTCAGAGAACCTTTTCTCGAGTTTAGGATTTTGTTTCCGTTCCTCTGTTGCTTTTATCTCAGGTTCTGACGCTGGTTCACTCTCACCTTCAGCATCAACAATCGGCTCTGATTCAGGAGTTTCCTCAACTGTTTCAGCCTCAACTGGCGCTTCCTCGGTAGCTAAACCAAGACGATTCATGTTCCAATCGACTAAATTTTCACTTGTTACTACATTTGATGCCAACCGCTCTTGCACTTCTGACATGGAATACTCCAAGAATTAACCCAATGAATCCATTGGTAGATTGTTACTTTTTAACACAAAATCTTTATATAAACAACTTTATTCTTCTCTAATGTTTTTGCCACCAGGTTGCGCCCATACTCTGCTTCCTTTGTGATCGTATTCAGCCTCATGATAACCTTCAGGATGTTTGGCCACTTTTCCAGTAGAAAAATGTTTTTTTTCTTTATGCATAACTGAAGTGTGAAAATGATGAGGGCCGTTTCCAAAATCAGGCACTTTTTCAGCCCCTAATTTGTTTTTCATAAACTCTTCACGATTTTCTGAAGTCAAAACAGTGCGCCTTGCTTCTTTTTCTCTACGCATCATTTCTTGAATTTTATTAACTTTATTAGCATCAGCATGAGAAAGCATTTTTTTGCCAACAGCTTGTGTTACTTCAGGATCATATTTGTCCTTATTTAAAGCATATTTATATTTTTCTTCAGCTTTACTCATTTAAATGGCCCTTTCTGTAGTCTCTTGATTAGCTAAATGTGCCTGTTCATGATCCATTCTAGCAAGTAAAATAGCAACCTGAGCCTTTAAATGCTCAATTTCAATCTTGGTTTGATTGTTAATAACCGTATCAGTTTGCTTAGTAGCGTCTCGCATTTCAATATCATGCGCTTTGGCAGTTTGACGCATAAGTTCACGCTTGGTTTCAGAATCTTCCTGCAATTGTTTAACGGTAGCGCCATGCTTAATATCCAGCTGGAGTTGCTGAATAGTTTGCTGTGCTTGCTGGAGTTGCTGTTGATTAAGCTTAAGTTGCATTTGAACTTGAGGCGGAATAGGCGATTTATCGTCAATTTGAGCCATTGGATTCATTGCGGCCAGGCGGTCTGCAATAACGTCAGCGCCTGGGAAGTCCATATTGCGAACGAATAGATCACCAGCTACCTGAACCAACTGAGGATCGGCAGCAAATAGGCCTGTCATCGCCTCTACAGCTTCTTGGCGCTTCGATGAATAGCCTGGGCCTGTATCCATTACAACATCATATTTGCCAACGGATACGTCGTTTAGAATCTTTTCTACACCTTGCTCATCAACGGTGCGCTGGTTCAAAGTAACCAGTTCAGGCTTGCCGTCATCGCCAATTATGCGTAAAACTCGCTCGGTATCGTAAATTTTAGGAATCAAATCCAAAATAATACGGCCACAACATGCAATAGAACGAGTCAAATTGTCATAGTAGTGGTAGTTGACCATGTCCACTTGTTGTTGCTGGCCTGCAATAGCTTTACCTGATTGGTTGCCCTGAGGTAGCTGGCTTGGGTCATAAATACCAACCACAGCCTGCAAGTCTGCGTTCATACCGCCCAAGGCGGCCATAACTCCAGTAGGAGGTTGCTCAGGGGCTTGTCTTGTAGGAGGAGGCGCTAGGCGGCCATCTGTATCGGTTTGTTTGTAGCGCAGATAAGGCATAGCCTTAACGTTTGCCATAGCCCATTCATTCTCATGGCCTTCGTCTTGGCCCTCGGCAAGAATCCATTTAGCTTTAGGCGCTAATGCTACGGTTTCGGTTAGGCTGGTAGCCCAATAGTTATACATACGCTGTGGGTCTTTAGCAAACCGCACCAAACCAAACTTTTTATGCTTTGCGTCAACAATTACTTGTTGGCCATAAACAGGAATAATAGGGATAAACTTGCCAGCCCACTCGCCCTCTTCGAGGATTTGCATAGCTGTTAGCTTGCACCACTTGATTTTCTTTACAAAACTGTCTCTTTTATCCAACACTTCAATACCAGCGGCATCGAGCATTTCTTTGGCTTTTTTATATTCGCCTTCATACATACTTGTGCCATCGGATAGCAAATAGAGCTTGGCTGGTTCTTTTACGGTATAGAAGTATTCGGCAATACGAATATCTTCTTTCATTACCCATTCAGAATTGGTATCCCCAGTGCCTCTGCTGCTAAAGCCTTGATCTACCTCAGCCCAGGGGTATAGGACCTTGAAGTTTCGTTTACTTATTACGGTAGTAATTAAGCATCGCTCTGCATCAGAACCGTCAGGCAACTGGGAATTGGGGTCGAAATAGACGGTGAAAGGGTTGTCAATAGGGCGGATATAAATTTCTTGCTCAAAGCTATCGTCTGACACATAGTCAGTAGAAACCCTAAAGTAGCCCCAACCCATCTTAACTGCGTATTCAAAGGCTGTGTCGTAAGCGTTATCAGCGTTTGATTGGGTTTCAATATGTCGGCATACACCAGTAAGAATCTCGGCCAATTTAGCGTCTGATTCATTATTCATGCCATGCACTTTAATTCTTGGACGTTGCTGGCGCTGTTGGTTACAGATTTGACGAATATAAGCGTCTACTTTGTTAATCGTAAGACAAGGTCTAGCCTCAAGAACTCGGCTATTTTGAACGTCTACAGGCCATTGATCGCCTGCGGCAAAACGAACATCATCTAAGGCTTCGGCACGATTGTTTGAATCTACATCCCCACAAAGTCTCAAGAATTCTTTAGCTTCCTCGATTCTTGAATCGTTTTCCATGTCGTTGATGCTATCGTAATCTGCCATATTTATCCCATCCAGCTGCCCAACTGGGCATAGTTTTGTCTTTGTGGCTTCGGCTTCTTAGGCTCGTTGACCATCAAACCAATATATCTAAATGCATCTGCGCCATGCGAATATTGGTCATGAATAGGCTTCTGACTAAATGCGCCAGTTTCAGGATCAACGTCATAGCGATAATGTCTTAAGCATTGTAAGCCTTCTTCGCAATTTTGCCTATCAAAATAGCATTTAGCAAAGATAGTTCTTGCAGCATTTATAGAATCGGTAATAGGCACTCGGTCTAGTATTTGCACCTTCCAACCAGTAGAACGCACTATTTCCTCAATCGATTTTCCTGTGCCTAAATTTTTAGCGGCAGCGTCATGGGGTAGCCATAAGGTGTCATACACATAGCCATAGGTCTGCATTTGGGCTAAGTAATGGCTAATGGTTTTTTGGTTATCTTCTATATATCGAATAACTCTGATTTCCATGCCTATAAATTGGACGAACCAAATAGCCGTTGAGTCGGCCCACCCAAGGTCAAAAATTGCATGAACTGGTTTGATTGGGTCGTAAGGCACTCTAGTAATTCTGCCGTCTAGCTCGGCCATTTCCATTTCTTTACCAAATACAGCGCCATCTATTTGGGTTCGGCAGATACCTTCCCAAACGTTGTTATAGGCGGAAATATCCCTATTCTTTAGCGCCTGGCGCTCTAGGTCCAATACCTCAGGAAACCAAGGATTGTCGGACCAGTTTATCTTTTGAACCACAGAATCTTGCGGTGGGTTCAATATAAAGCGTTTGTAAGTCTCGTCGGTCTCTAGCTCAGGGTTAAACGACACCCATATTTCCGAGCCTTCTTTACGGATTGTAGGTATGAGAATGTTCCAACTTTGGGCCGTAACGCTCTGAGCTTCTTCCACCCAACAAATATCGATGCCTTCGATAGATTTTACGTTGTTGGTGTTGTTTTTAATGCCAACAAAGGTAAATTCTGTGCCGTTTTTGCCTACGATAGAGTTCTGCGTAATGTTGTAATACCAGCCCAAGTCTAGGTTTTCTATTTGGTCGCACAATAGCTTATGAACCGAATCCCTAATAGAAGTTTGAAACTCTCGAGCGCAAAGGATACGCAGGGGGCTTCTAAAACCTTTAATAAGCAAAGCCCTAGCTATATTCCAAGATTTTGATCCGCCTCGCCCTCCGTAAAGTATGCGATAGCGGCAGTTCTTGGGATTAAATAGAACTTCTAGCTTTTTAGGGAATCTTGCCTTAGCAAGAGCCTGGTCAAGCCTCTGATCTTGTTCCATCAGTGTCGGTTAGGATGATCTCAAAGCCAGTGATATTTGAACCGTCTGCGTTGGCCAGCTTGGTTGTATTGGTCTCGCCCCAACCCATTTGCGCCTTGGTCCACCAAATAGCGGCAGTGGTATCGCCCTTAATAGCTTTATTAAACAAAGAATTGGCTACTTTAGCTGAGGCCTGGGCCTTGCCTAGCGCCAGTTCTATTTCGTAATGCTTGCGTAAGGTCTTATCGCATATACCAATTAAAGCGCCAATTTGCTCATGTGGAAGCCCTAGCCCTGCGGCTTGAAGCACCTGAACTTTGGTCTTTTCGGTTGGAATATGTTCTTGCATCTTTTTATTGTCGGAAAATGTTTAAAGTTTATCGAACTCTAAGCCTGATTCTATATGGATCGCCTGCTTTCCAGTAAATTCCTGCCATCGTTTAATAATGACGTCACAATACTTGGGGTCTAGCTCCATTAAAGCCGCCTTTCTGCCTGTTTTTTCAGCAGCGATTAGGGTAGACCCTGAGCCACCAAATAAGTCTAGCACCAAATCCTGTCCTTTGGTGTTGTTCAATATTTGATACTCCATAAGCTCTACTGGCTTCATTGTTGGGTGGATATCGTTACGCTTAGGACGCTTGCACTCTATGAGGGTGGTTTGCTTACGGTCTGAGGCCCATAAATGCCCTGCACCGTCTTTCCAGCCATATAGACAAGGTTCATGCTTCCAATGATAGTCTTGGCGGCCCATAACCATTGTGTCTTTTTGCCATATTAAGCATTGACGGACCTTCCAGCCAGCGTCTTTACACGCACCCCTAAAGTTGTAACCCTCTGAGTCAGCATGCCATATATAAAATACAGCACCTGGTTTCATTACAGCGTCTGCCGCTACAAAAGCATCTCTTAGGAATTGTCGGAACGCTTCGTCTCCCATAGAGTCGTTTTGAATGGTTAATGCGTCTTTAGTCTTTCCTTCGTATGCCACGTTATAAGGCGGATCGGTAACTAATATGTCAACTAAACCGTTTGTCAGCTTTTCTACACTTTCAATAGAAGTCGAATCACCGCACATAAGGCGATGGTTTCCAAGACTAAATATATCGCCCAGTTTCGACTTAGGTGTAAGCGGAGCATCAGGAACAGCATCTTCATCGGTTAGCCCTTCCGTTGGCTCTATTACGTTTAATAAAGCGTCTAATTCGTCTTTGTCAAATCCTAGCAGTTCTAGGTTAAAGTCCTCGCCTAATAAATCTTGTAACTCTACCGTTAATAACTCTGTATCCCAATCGCTATTTAATGCCAGCTTGTTATCAGCAATTATTAAGGCTTTCTTTTGGATTTCAGATAAGTGAGCCAACTCGATAACAGGAACTTTATCCATAGACAGCTTGCGAGCAGCAAGCAAACGGCCATGACCAGCAATAATGCCATTAGACCCATCAACCAATATGGGATTAGTCCAACCAAACTCTCGGATACTTGCAGCGATTTGAGCAACCTGGTCATCTGAGTGCTTTCGGCTATTGTTGATATAAGGAATCAACGATTCGACTGAACGCTGTTCTATTTTCACTGGGCTGAAGTTTCCGTTGTGGTTTCAGGTGCGTTAGCTGCCATTTGTTCTGCAACCTTTTGATTTGCAAGTGCAATAATTTTTCCATGCAATTCTTGAACCAATTCCATAGGCAGTTTACGCAAGCCAGCAAGAATCAGTTCTAGCTCACCAGCTGTATGTGTTAATTGAATTTCGATGTCTTTAATGTTCATTTTTTCTTACCTTTCTTTTTTTCTGCTTCACGTTTTTCAGAATAAGCGATAGCTACGGCTTGTTTAACAGGACGGCCAGCCTTAACTTCAGTGGCCACGTTCTTTTTAAATGCTGCTGGTTTTGCTGATTTAATAATAGGCATGATTAACAGTTCCAATTTTTAAGTGATGCTTTGGCCCTTTCAGCTGGACCCTTGGCTTTTTTTACTACACCTTCCATACGAGCGCAGAATGACTTTTTACGGCCTTCATCTGCCTTTGTTTTGGGGTTTGGTGCTGGCGCTTTTAAGTGACTGCCGTTTTTAGCGTTATATTCAACACGACCTTTGGCGGTCATACCAGCGCCTTTTTCTGTTGGATTGTAGGTTTTGTCTTTCCCTGTAGTTTTATGAGGGATAGGTTTGTCATGTTTTTTTGTAGCCATTATTTTTTCGCAGTCTTTGCTGATTCAATAAACGCTTGCTTAGTAGGAGCGCCCTTAGTGCCAGGCTTGCGCATCTTTTCTACAGGCTTACCTTCAGCCTTTTCACGCTTGATCCGCTCCTGCTTTTTATGGATATTTGCATAAAGCCCAGGTTTAGTTGCCATTTTTAGCAGCCTTCCGAGTTGTTGCTTTTTTCAAAGCTGGCTTGCTTTTTGCTTTAGGTGCTGGAAATGGCCACTCAGCTTCGGTTTTTAACGGTTCTTTGTTAAAAGTGTAAGTAATTTGCATATTATCAAACTCACACTCTACTTTTTTGACTTTATACCATCCAAAATATGCCATTACAGTTTCTAATAAAGATGAATCTTTAACAATCTCTTCCATTATGCAATCTCCTGTTCAAAACAAACGTCCTGCCAACTCATTACAAGATAGCGCTCACCATCTTCAAAATACTCAAAATACTTTAAATATTCGTCTTTAGGGTTGTCGTTCATAGTTCCAAAGCGAACATAAGCGCCTACGGTAATAGGCATATCTTCTCTGCGGCCACCAACTTTTTTACCAAGACCAACAGCAACAACCGTTCCCATGTTGTCTACTTCTTTGTTTTCAACATAAATAATTGAACTAAGTTGCCGTTTTTCAGGCTTTACTACAATTTTGTCATTTAAAGGTTGTAATTTCATTGGACACCATGTGTTTCAGTAGGAGCAATAGAATTGTGACCGTTAAATTGGTCTATAAGGTCCATAACCTCTAGCATTATGCGATTAGCCTCGTCAGGTCCATTTGAT